AGGCTTTACGCCGACTGAATTAAATAAGTGGTTATGGTAGTTAACACATAAATCCAGCCACAACAAATTGTATTGAGTCGTGACGACTTAAATAGGGAGTGTAAGTAGTAGTTGGAGATATCTAGAATCTTCAACTACCCTGCCTTATCAAAAGAATTGAGTTAGCAACTCTAATAAAGAAGATATTTTTTCTTTAGGAAAGTTATAAAAGTCACTTGTGCTTTAGGTGCGATATATGGAGACGTATGTTTTCCAAGTATTTTATATTAACAAAAAGTATTTGTCACGAGTGGGCAAATCATTAAATAATAAATTTTTAACCAAAAAGCGAGGAGTACGAGTGACTCCTCCATTATATTATACTAAATCAGTTTGTCGGTGATAGCTGAGATGAAAACCGTCATTATTGTACCTCTCCCCTACTTTTTAGTATATGGAGGATAATTGATAATGGAAAAACTAAATATTGTTTGTTGTCCAATTTGTGATTCAATACAGTATTTTTATAAGTTCGTAAATAATAAAGAAATATTATTATGCAATTTGTGTGGTCATTGGGAAAATTATGTAGATTATAATTCTGAGGTCGATCAGAATTGATTAAATTGAAAATAATGATAGGAGCTATTAATGGATAGTAAATTAATAGAAATCTGTTACAAAAAATATAATAAAGAAATAACTACTAGTTGGTCTGAATTGGCTGAAACTTGGGGTTACATATCAGGTGAAGCACTTAGAAGTAAATTTAAAAAATATAGGAAATCTGTAGGTGATATTGATAAGAATATTATTACTGAAGAAATTGAAAATATACCAAATTATAAATCATCTACTGAATTAAAAAATGACGGATCACAAGTTTCTGATAAACTTATTTCAATGAGTGAGAATGAATCTAAAGATCCTGAATTTATCTTAAAGTCACATGGTTATAATCCTAAATTGTTCAGTTTAATAAGTGCTAAAAATAGTATTTGGAATGTAAATACTAAAAATGACGGTATTAAAGTTTTATATTCTTCTCGTATTGCTGTGAAACCGAAAACTGAATATTTATGGAATGAAGAAGATATTAAAAATATATTTTCTAATCTTAAAACAAATAAAAATAAAATTGATATTCAACCATTACAATATAAACAAAATGGTAAATTATTGATTTTTGCTCCGTCTGATTTCCACTACAATTTATTATCAGAACAATTAGCTACTGGTAATGAATATAATTTGGAGATAGCTGAAAATATATTCTATTACATATTAAATGATTTGATAAACAGAGTTAAAGATAATAATTTTGAGAAAGTATTATTTATTCTTGGTAACGATTTTATGAACGCAGATAATTTAAATGGGACAACAAATCATAACACACCACAAGATAATTGTAGTAATTGGTTTAGTGTAATAAATAAAGCTACTCAATTAATTATAGATGGTATAGATACATTAACAAATATTGCTCCTGTAGATATTGTCTATGTACCATCTAATCATGATACTCATTCTATGTTTGGCATTATGCAAACAATTAATGCTTATTATAGAAATGATAATAATGTTAGTGTTGATTGTAGTCCATTACCGAGAAAATATTATAAATTTGGAAGTACATTATTAGCCTTATCGCATGATATGAAAGTAAAAGATGCTTTGCAAATTATTACTTCTGAAGCAAAAAGTTTATGGAGTAATTGTAAACATATAGTTTGTTTTTTAGCACATTTACATCAATCAATGATTTATGAGAAACAAGGATATTTAGAAATTATGAGATTACCTTGTGTTAGTGGATTTTCAAGATGGTCTAATGATAAAGGGTATATTCAGGTTGAAAAGAAAAATCAGAGTTTTATTGTTGATAATAATGATGGGATTGTTGATATTATGAATACGGTAATTGATGATTAAACTGAAAGGTCAAATGGTAACAAACAATGTCTTTTCAAAAAATGAAATTTGAAAAAATTATCAAAGGAAAAAAAATAGAATATTTCATAAATAATAAACCAGTTGAACAAGAAGTTTATGATTCTATACTTCAGGACGATTCATTATATGAATTCCTTCCTCTCCCAAAAGTAAATAATATTCCTGATAATAATTGTAACACTAATAAAGTTGTTAGTATTAATAAAAATAGTGAAAATGAAGAAGAATGTCATTGTGAGAATTGCCAAGAATTATTAATAATGATTAATAATATTCGTGAGATGGATGATTATGAAGCTAAAAATATTCTAGGAAATTATATTGAAGTAATAAAAACACATGTACATATGGAAACATTGGTTGATACATATAACGAAATTGGTAATAGTTTGGTTAAACATTCTGGTAAATTGGAGAATCAATTAGAGGAATTTTTAGGTCAGTTTGAGGAAGATGAATAAATAATTAAAATAAAATATAAGGTGGAATAATAATTGATTAAGACTTCTGTGATGCAATATTTTGATAAAGAGTCTGGTGAGCGTGTAGCAGTAAAATATTCTGTCAATGGTGAAGAGGTTAGTTTTGAGGAATATGCAAAGGTTATTGAAGGTTTTTATGATGATAATAATGATAATGAAGATGAAGATGATATAGAAGAAAATACTGATGAAATAGATGATGTAGATCCTCAGTGTGAATGCTGCAATTGTGATGATGAAGATTGTGATGATTTTCATTGTACGTGCGGAGAAAATGAGGGTGATGAACAAGAATTTAGTGATGAGGATGAAGAAATCATTAAGTTAATCGAGAAGTATGCCTCCATTATTGAAGAAGAACCTTTATGTAAATGTGGTTGTGAACTTAGAAATATTTTGTTCGAGTTGTTTGATGTTGGTAGAAATATCGGGTTTGGGGATGCCAAGGATATGATAAAAGAATTTTTGGAGAATTAATAATAAAATGAATTACGTATATTTTATTGCTGATTTAGAAAAAGATGTTGTAAAAATAGGAATTAGCAAAAATCCAAAGAAAAGATTAAAACAACTTCAGACGAGTAATAGTAATAGATTAGCATTGCTTGGATTTATTGAAGGAAATTTAGATAAAGAAAGATATTTACAAACATATTTTAGAAAGTATTGGTTATCTGGAGAGTGGTTTAAATTAAATGACTTTGTTTTAGATTATATAAATTCAGTTAATTTAATGGATTGTTTTGTGGATAGGATTGATGGAAAGATTTATATTTTGAGGAAGATGAAGAAATAATATTATTTGTGTACAAATAAGGTAGTGTCTTATCACTAAAATATTGGGTCATGTCCTACCATGAGAAGGAGAATAAATATAAAATATGATAACAAAGGAATTATTAAACAAAAACAGAGTACTAACTATGTCAAATAATCGTAAATGTGATTATTTAATTGTAGATGTATCTGCCACAACAGGTAGTAATAAGGATATTACAACTATGATGGCAATTAATACACAAGGTGATAGAAAAGATATTTTAGTTATTAAAACATTTATAGGAAAATCATTTATGGAATTAGTTAATGAAGCATATTGGTTATGTAATGAGTTTTATATAAAAATTGTTTTAGTTGATAAACTTGGTTTAGGGTTAGAATTTATAGAGCAATTTAAAAATCAAATTAATCCTAATAATATCAGTATAAGATCATTAGATGGAAGAAAAATAAATCAATTTATAGACATACAACAAATACAAAATGATTTACAATATGGTAATTTAAGATTTTTACAATCATCAGAGTTAGCTTTGACTTCTTATTTAAAACCATTTCTAGGATTTTCTAATATTATGAATTCACATAGAGAAACAGATGAATTAATTAATGAAATAAGTAATATTAAAATAAATGTAGAGAAAGTAGTTAAATTATCTCGTATTGATAAAAATATTGGTAAATCAAGAGTTAATTGTTTATTAGGATTTTATTCTTATCCAATGAGTTGTGATTCTGAATTAGAAAATGATATTCTAAAAGATAAAGAAAAATATTATATTACTAAAAGAATTTCTCAATATGAAATAATTCATGGTATATTTTATAAATATATTTTTAAGTGTATTGAGAATGATGGAATTAAGGTTTTGTTTTATCATAATGGTAGGCATAAAATAAAACAATTTCAGAATATAACTCAAGAAGATGATTTTAGGAAATTATTTTCTAAGAATATTAAACATATAAGTATTTCAAAAGATTATTTTGAACTTATATTCTTTAATGGTAGTTCTATTAAATTTGTCTTTGGTGGTGAAAGTTCAAGGGGTAGTAAATGTCATTATGCTATTGTAGATAGTGAAATTGAAAAAGATTTTTATTATAGTGTAATTATTCCTACATGTGTTTTATTTGATATGGATAAAGAAGATATGAGATTAAAAGATAATTATTGTATTGAAACTGTTGATATGTGAATGGATTAGTGATTTATTTAGTATAGATATAATAATGTTTTGTGGATTATAGACACTTCAATCTATTTTGGAGTGTCTTTGTGTTTGCAAAAATATGTGAACTTGGGGGGTTAGATATGGTTCAGGTAGCTCCTGAGTTTCTGTGCGTCTATCCCCTATTTATTCTTTAAAGCACAGAAATAATTATGCACAGAAAGAAGGAATTAGACGATGGAAGAAATAATTAAAACAAAGGTTTGCAAACAATGCGAAAGGGATTTCCCACTTAATACAGATTACTATTTTAAAAAATGTGACACAAAAGATGGTTTTTCTAGAAAGTGTAAAGAGTGCCAAGGAACTAAATTTACAAATAAGCTGACTCATATTCCAAAGGATGGATATAAATTTTGTATTAAATGTGACAGGGAATTACTTGTTGATATAAAATATTTTCCACCTGATAAAACATGTCCTGATGGGTTAAGAAACGTTTGCCGAGAGTGTGGGAAAGATGGATATTTTATGGGAGATGACTATAAAATAAAACATTTTTGGACGAACGAGGAAGAAAAGTTATTTGTGGAAGTTTATCCTAATTTTATGAATGAAGAACTGATTCAATTATACTTTCCTAATGAATCATTAAAAAGTTTAACTGATAAAGCATTTAAGTTAGGTAAGATAAATAAAACAGAAAAAACTATGCAAAGAATGTATAAATTACAATCTGAGAGATATTCTGGTGAAAATTCATGGTTATACGGAATACCAAAATCAGAAGAATCAAAAAGAAAAATATCTTTATCTAGGATGGGAAGATTTAAAGGGAAAGATAGTTATTGGTTTGGAAGAAAACGCTCGGAGAAACAAAAGCAACAAATTAGCTTTAGGAGAAAAGGGGAATGGGCTGGCGATAAAAATCCTCGTCATATTAATCCTTTAAATGGAGCTAAAAATGGACGTTGGGTAGGCGGTATTTCCAATTTATCTAGTTATTTAAGAAGAAAAATAAATGATTGGAAGTATGATTCTTTAAAATCTAATAATTTCAAATGTTTTATAACAGGAATTAATGATGGCAGTTTAGTTGTTCACCATCTATATTCGTTTTCGAAAATAGTAAGAGAATCATTAAATATAGTTAAACTTCCTTTATATTCAGAAGTTTCTATGTATACAAATGATCAATTGAAAGAACTAGAGGATAAATGTGTAGAATTGCATTATAAAAAAGGATTGGGCAAACCAATTATTGGTTCATTACATAAATTATTTCATATTGAGATGGGTAATTTGATAATTGATAATGGAGAACTTGAGGAATTTCGTGAAAAATATATGAATTTTGAGTTTGATAATATATTAGATGATAAATATAAATATTGCAATGTTGTATTAAAAGAGTTGGTTATTAATTAACTCTTTTATATTTTAAGGAAGTGAAATAGGTTGGCAGGTAAACCAAGAAAAACTATAAAAACTCAGTCAAATATTAAAAAAGAGTGTGATAATTGTCATAGAGAATTATCACCTACTCAATACTATAATACGAATTCTGTACTTTCAGTGGATGGAAAATTAAATATTTGTAAGACATGTCTTAAATCTATGATTGATCCAAACAAAATCGAAACAATATATAAAGTTTTACAACTTCTAGATATTCCCTTTATATATTCATATTACAGAACAGCTAAAGAAAATAATCCAGAAGATCCGTGGAGTAGATATATAACTATGGCTAATTCCAAAATAAATGAATTTAAAAAAGGAACATGGAAAGATAGTAAGTTTGAACCAGATAGTATTAATCCTGTAAAATTAAATATGAATCAAACAATGATAAGTAATATTCATTTTGATGTAACTAATGAAATGGTATTAAAGTGGGGAGCTAAATACGAACCAGAAGAGTATTATGAATTAGAACAATTTTATAACGATATGCAAAGAACAAATAGTATTGAAACTACTCAAGATATGATTTACTTAAAGAAATTAGCAATTATATCTTTAAAAATGGACAAGGAATTAGAAGAAGGAAACTATGATGAAGCTAAAAAATTAGGTGATTTATTTTCTAAATATATGGCAGATTCGAAGTTTCGCGCAATGGATAAAACGGAGGCTGATAAAACTGGTGGAATTCGTAATTTTTCTAGTATTTACATGGAAGTTGAAAAGGATGGGTTTATTCCTCCTTGGGAGCATTATAGGAAAATAAAAGGAATTAGTCAAGATATTGTAGATAAGACTATTATGCATATTGAAAATTTTACATTAAAGTTAAATAAAATAGAAAAAATGACATCTCCTCCAAGCGATACACCAAAATTAGATATAGATGAGATTGATAATGATACAATAATAAATATTAAAGATATTGAAGTTGATGAAAATTTTGATAATGTTGCCGGAGATGATTTATAATGGCATCTCAAAATAATTTTAGTAAGAAAAGTAGAGGTATAAAAGACAGTGACACGTTTTCAAATCCTCAGAATTTTGAAACTAATAATATAAATAATTTACAACTTAAAAGTTTCGAAAATGTCAAAGAACAATGGAGGGAACTATGTAGCTATTTTAGATGGTATCCTGATCGTTTCCTTGATTTTATTTCTTCCCCAGATTCTAAAATACAATTATATTATTATCAAAGAATTTATTTAAGAATAATGATGAGATATAGAAAAGTATTTTTAACTGCAACTAGAGGAACTTCTAAAAGTTATCTTCAAAATTTAGCGTTTATCTTAAAATGTGTCATGTATCCCAAAACTAAGCTTTTTACATGTGCTGTTGGAAAAGAACAGGCTGCAAAGATTACAGCAGATAATATTAACGATATTCTTGATCATTATCCTTTACTCAGAAATGAAATAAAAATATTTACTGAAAACAAAGACTATACTAAATTAATATTTTACAATAATTCAAAATATGATGTTGTCCAAATGCGAGACAGTTCTCGTGGGGGTCGTCGCTTTTCGGGTTGTGTAGAAGAAATTTCTGATAAAAAATTTGATGGTGATATATTAAATGCTGTGGTTATTCCTTTAATGGCAAACGATAGACCATCAATGAATGGAAAAGTTGATCCAGATGAGATACATAAGTGTGAATTATATATTACAACAGCAGGAACCCAACAACAGTTTGCGTATGAAAAAATGTCAGAAGTATATAATGATATGCTTAGTGGTAAATCTGCTTTTTGTTTAGGAAATTCTTATGAATTACCATGTATGTATGATCAATTAGATATTGATTTCATTGAAGAATTACGCGAATCTCCAACATATTCAATAATGGATTTTATGAGAGAATATCAAAGTATATGGACTGGTTCTAGTTCTGATTCTCTTGTTTCTGACGATAAAATACAGAAATGTAGAACTATTGGAGTGGCTGAGTGGGAATATTGCGGTGATGATAATGTAGAATATGTTTTAGCTTATGATGTTAGTAGAAACGAAGGAGATCAGAATGCTCTTTCGTGTTTAGCAGTTTTTAAAATTACTCCTAAGAATAATGGAACATATTTAAAAGAGATTGTAAATATTTTTTCAATGGAGGGTCAGCATTCTACATTGCAAGCTAAATTTCTCAAAGAAAAAGTTAAAGAGTATAAAGCAAGGATTTTGGTAATTGATAATAATGGTTTGGGTGTTGCCGTCACAGATTCTTTAGTATTGGATTTGGATGATGGAAATCCTCCTTATTCTGTTGTAAATGATGATAGATATGATAAATATAAATTGGTCAATTCTATCCCTATGGTGTTTGCTCTTAAATCACAAAATAAAGAAACAAAAGAAAGCGATATGGTCAATCACTTTATGCAAGTGTTTAATAGATTGGATATTAATTTATTAAAGAGTAAAAATGAGGGTATAAAGGAATTAGAAAAAAAATATAAACACAAAATAAAAGAAAGTGAAGAATTAATTAGATTAGAAATACCTTATTTATTAACTGATATTTTGTGTGAAGAAATATTAAATCTTCGTTATAAACAAGCAGGGAATGAAACAAGAACAGAAAGAGTATCTAGACGTATTCGGAAGGACAAGTTCAGTTCTGTACTTTACGGCTTGTACTGGATTTATTTACAAGAATTAAATAATAATTTAGTAAATGATTCAAATTATGATTTTGTATTCTCCTATTCATAATACAATAAATAATACTAATTAAATATAATAATTAAAGTTAAATCAACACAATTCCTATAATCTCAAAGAAAGGAGGTTTCCATTTGAAAAAATCAAAACAAAAATCTCAAATAAAAAAACAAATTCAAACAGAAACAAACACTCAAAATCTTAAATCGCCCCCATCCACCTCTCCCCCACTCTCTCAATTTTCCACTTCAAATGAAATAGAATTAAATTCCCTATCATATAATTCATATTCATTTTCCACAGGAAGATTAGATACTGATAATATTCCTATGAGTGATTTAAAACAATATGTGAAATATCCAATGATTTATAATGAAATATTGAGAACTATATCTAGACAATCTTATAGTTTAAATGGTATCTATGGGCAGACCATAGATAAAATGATAGCACTTCCTACTTTATCTTATATAACTACATTAAGAAACAAAACTCCTCAAATGAAAGAAAAAAAAA